ATTCCACACGTGTACACGACCTGCTGCCCGTTATTTATGCTGTCGTGAATGTTGTGCTTGGAAGGCTTCAAACCTGCCCGCATGTGTTTAGCCAACTTCCTGGTGTACGGTCCACAAGCCACTGTCATTTCTGGAGGTCCTCCTTGGATCATTCTCGGATCCTTGTGCTTGTCGTCTTGGAAAGCTCGTCGCATCACCAACTCCTGTTTAAGAAAGCTCTTGGCAGTCTTGTTGACCTTGAGTTCGTACCCCCCTTCTTTGAGAGCCTTAAAATCACGTCGCTTATGAGGGGGGAAAGTGGAAACCCACTTATCAAATCCCAAAGGAGTGACCACTGGCTCAATCAACAGAGTGAATAAGGGCACAATCTCTACAATCAACTTCCTCCAAGCCAACAAAACTTCCTCGGGATGGTCATGCTGAGGTAAATGCTTGCCCACCCGGCCTTCAAGAGAGATTAGATCATTATGGTAACAATTACGATAAGTGTCGGCATAAAACCCCTCAACAGACCAGATAGACCGTGCACCAAACGACGGATCACAAGGTTCATCTTTCGCATCTTGTGTGGCATTGCGCTCACTTGAGAACCCGTCTTGCACACGGACCCGAGCATGCTCACGCTCTACGATGCAAACAGACTCAACAACTGAAAGCTTCAAATCCTGATGCGATCTGAAAGCTGCGAAGTTGACGAGGAAGTGTGACAACACTCTGGGCGCGGGGTGCAGTATGGGTAACAACGTATGGCCAACTAATGAATATCCAAATCGTACTGACCACCGCTTCCAAGACCAGTGACTTCTTTTGCGCTCACTCATAACTGACTCAACAAGCGCAACAAGGAACGCCACAGCAATAGTGACTCTCCCAAAGATTCCAGAGAATCGGTCAATGCTGGTGTACTCGTGGCACTCCTTGGTGGAAACCCATCCAGTCCTCACACAAGGCAAATCAACTGCCAAAGGAGAATATGCATGCCTTCCGTAAATTTGTGTCGACGATCGGTCTAAACGTTCAGCATAACCTACGCAAAAGAACGACTGTTCAGGACATAGTGCACTGCTGGTATTGAACCAATCATAAACGGAGTCCTTTGAACTCAAGTCCTCGCAAACTACGGAGGTAGTCTCTGTGCGTAGTGAATCAGGCAGCCATGAGAAAGGTTTAAGCACAGTACTCTTTTTCTGCCTAAAGAGCAGGCGCGTCACACCATGAACTACCAAACTGCGCAAAACTTCCTCAACCAAAGCAAAACAAGCAGTGCGAGCAACTCCAGCAACCAACCAAATCTTGTGGCGGAGAGGATGTGCACCACACAGAGCCCGATAAGGTTTCGATTCAAGCGATACCAAACGCTCCATAGGCGTTGACCCCTCAAGCTCAACGTAACAGTCAAACCAATCGTTGTTGCGGTACAAAGCATCATTTGTATAATCGACGGACCAATGCTCAGGCTCGCCAATATCGCCAACGATTCCATCGAAAATGGCAGGAAAGATGCTCTCAACCCTTGGACCCTCCTTACTGTCGGGATTCTTCATGCGCTCAACAGACCGTCCTGCACGCCGCGAGAAGGCATCATCCTCAGCCTCGTTAATTATTTCAGTGAGCTTGGCGCCCAGCCTGGTACCAAGCGATGCAGCAGCAGTGTGCCTCAACCGATTGGCAATCTTTGTGACGTACAAGGCTTTCTCAGCAGGACTATCAAAGTTTCGAGTCTCCAGAAGTGTCGTAGCAATGGCACGCACCTCCTGCAGAATCTTATCCACGTCCTTGTCAGCCAAATTGAGATTTACGCGAACCGGTATTGGTGCAGCAGTTTGGTTAATTGGAGCCCGTCCAGGCCCAAATGGTCCAGGCGGCCCATTAGGCCCGCCAGGCCCGGGGGGTCCAGGCGGCCCAGGTGCAGGAGGTCCGGGCAAGGGCCATAAGGGCACAGATGGTGGGCGCCAAGGTGGAGCTACAGGCTGAGGAGGCGGTGGAACCGGCGCTGGAGGAACGACAGGTGGAACGATGGGCGGCACAAGAGGCG